CTTCTTGAAGAATCTGAGGTTCCATTGAGAAACGTCTGATTTCATTTAATTCAGAAACTGCTGATAAATCACCAGCAGAAGCTTTACTATTTAATTCTTTAATATAATTAGCAGCCTGATCCGCTTTTCTTCCGAAAGGCGCTAAGTCTTTTCCGTCTCTCATTGCAGAGAAAATTTCTACTACAGGAGATTTTGTAGACACACGACCGCTCGCAAAGTTCGCATCCTTACGTTCGTTGTTTAATTCAAATGTATACATTTATACTATCCTCCTTTTTCAATTAACTATTTTGATACTGACTGTGTAGCTGGAGCAGAAGCAACAACTCCTACAACAATGCCTTTGTGATTTCCAATAATTCCAGTTACTTCTACATATGGTGCGGCAGTAGCTCCTTTAACAAGATCCCCTGTTGCTGTAGATTTTAACTTGTCACCTTTAGCCACCCCAGTAGGAATCTGTTTTCCATAAATTTCAAGTTCTTTTCCATCTAATTTATCAAGATCTAAAACTCTTAAATCTGATCCTTTTGCGATAAAGTATCTGTCTAAACCTTCGTCGTCACCAACTTCAATATTCATTACTACCTGTTTAGCGTTAGCGGCTAAAGCAAATGTACCTTCTGTTACTGTTCCAAAATCGCCATTATAAACATCCGTTCCTGCAACAGCTTTTACATATGGGTATAATTTCTCGATTTCAGAGATATTGCGGAATTTAATCATTTTTATCTATCCTCCTTATTAAAAAATACTTACATCTTCGTCATCATCAACAACTTCGATAGATTCACATACCTCAGAAAAGATGTCTTCAACTTTTTCTGAATTTGTTTCTGCTGTAGGCTCTGTGGCAGATGCCTGCTTCTCAGCTGCTTTCTGCTGTGCTACAATATTCATGCAAATCTTAGATTTGATAGAGTTAACTTCAGAAGCAATTTCGTTTAATTCGTCAATATTTTCGCAAGAGTTAATATCAGATTTTAATTTGTCGATATCTTCTTTTGCGACTGCTTTTTCGTCTTCATTGAACTCGCTTAAAGCTTCGTCAACTTCACCTAATTTTTCTGCAACTTTAGCTTTTGCAATTTCTTTTCTAAGAATTTCGATCTGTTCCCATGCTGTCTCATTCTCTGTCTTTGTGTCTTCAAGAGCTTTCTGCAATTTTTCGACACTTGCATTAAGTTCGGAAATCTTTACATCCTTTTCTGCGATAACAGAATCTTTCTGCTCAATCACGGAATTCTGCTCAGAAATTTTCTCTTCTAATGCAGATTCTTTAGAATTGATTTCAGAAATTGTTTCTTTGATAGCAGAAGTGATTTCTTTCATATCAATTGTTCCGTCCATTTTCTGTTTGTCCTCCTTGTTTTGATTTTCGTTTAATTCCAATACAATAGAAGAAGTATCAGCTGGGTTCATTACCATATCCCAACCAGAGTGAATAAATTCCACAGGGATTCTCCCTGTTTCTCTCCATCCATTCATATAAACAATTCCTGTATTACCTTTTGCTTTGAAAATTTCTACGCTACCTTCTACGGTAACGCCATTGTTAAGGTCTTCTTCAAGATTTGCAACGAATTCTGGATAACACATTTCATCAAGATATCCTTCACCGCATACACATCTCTTTGTTTCACCTTCGTAATCAATGTCGTCAATATAGCCTCTTGTAAAATGTCCAACAACACTTGCATTTCTAAATGTTATTAAGCCATCTTCGTTGACACCAGTTTCTCCGTGACCGCAGATTATTGTTCTGTTTTCATCTAAAAATTCAACACGAACACTCATATCTGCGATACTGCCGAGCTGTGGCGCACAATATTCCTCTAAAAAGGTAATTCCATTTTTGTTGTATTTTGTTCCGATACCATTTTCTACTGATTCAGGAGGCTGTAATTCGTACAATACGGCTTTAAATGGTCTACGCCCATTCTTGTATTTCTTTTCAGATAACTCTACGATTGCCATGTTGTATCCTCCTTTAAAAAGTTTTGTATAACAAAAAAGCCGATTAAATAAAATCGACCTTTCATTATTGATATTTATTTAGAGTCGCTCGGACTTGGGATGTTGTTCCCGTTATTATTTCTACTTAAAATAGTATTTTTGGTTGGGGTATCTGTCATTGGGCGACCACCAACCTGATCATCTTTTGAAACATTGCTTGATGTTAAGTGAGGTAAATAGCGTTCATAAATACCATCTTCAATTTCTTCATCTAACACATTAAAATATGCTTCTGGATTTATTCCTGCACTAGCGACAAGATAAGATAAGGAACCGCTTGCCTCTGAATATAATGTTTTACACATATCAAAGAATGCTTTGCGGTTTACAAAAGAAGTAGGGAAGTAGTAAACTTCCACTGGATTGTTTTGATCTTTAATGACATTTTTGTTAATGACGTAATTTAACTCTTTTTGCCATTCATACACCCATGTATATACTTGGGCGGTGATCATTTCGAGGTTATTCGCTCCAGCTCCAAAATTACCTGATTCCATTGCACCAAGTAAAGAAGCGCAAATACCTAAATCCAAAGAGATTTGATTGCTAAGATTTGATTCATTTTTATCATTAAAAATATCTGTAGAAACATCTAAAGAATTAATCTTTGTTCCTGCGGCAACACTAATGAAACTTAATCCACCTTTGTTGTTTTTGTTAACTACAGCGGTTTTAACATCATTATGTTGGGCTTCCTGTTGCTTTTTGGTTAAAGCACAAAGTCCTTTTTCTTTCCCTTCTGGGAATGTCTGATAGACAACTTTATTGTTCATGTCATCCAGAACATTTCGTTTTGTGTCTGTAAAATAATCTTTATATAGTACATCCTCAAGAGCAGCAATAACCAATGATCTTCCCCAAGGTTCTGAGTCTTTGCATTTGATTTTTCTACACATTGTTTTATCCGAATTTAATATTAACCAATTGCCGTTTACGCCATTACTTTTCTTGCGATCGTAATACCCTTTCCTGATTTCTTCTGGATACTTTTTAAGTTTTCTTTCCCGTGTATCGTCTGTGAAATCATCAAAATATCTCAAGTCAAAACCAACAACAAATCGCCCATTTTTCTTACCAACAATTTTACAATACTGCCAAGGCAAAGAAATAATAGAGACATTGACACCGATGTCATTTATCTCCATAATACGCTCAACATCAAAATCATTCATGTATTTTGTATGATCAATATCTGATGGTCTTACTTTGGTTTCGAAGTAATAAAATGCAATTCCATCTAACATCTCGGTATGTAATGCATCTCTAATGAAATGTTTGTCGTCGATTGTCTCAAGAGTAGAACGCATTAAGCGTTTATTATTTTTTGCCTTGTTATTGTTTTTCTTTTTTGCTTTCGATTTATTGATTAATATACTATCAAGACATGGCAACGCAACCATATAGTCAACAGAATTTGTAACAACTCCGTTTTTTGTATACACAAAATTTGACAATCTAATGGCGGTTTCATGGTTTTCAATTGGATTTCTTAAAACACTGCGTATTTCTTCTTTATTAAAATAATCATAAACACCACATTGAAAGATAGCGTTAAATATATCTGTTGTTGTATATTGATAACTGTTGTATTCATATGTAGTGTCTTGCTTTACATTTTCTTCCATTTTCCCTCCTTCCATTAGTTTACAAATGTTGCGTATCCGTATTCTTCATCTGTAGTTGCCATATCTAATTCCAACTGGTCTATAAAATATGATCCGTAACTACATGAAGAATATCTATCTTTTCGGTTATTTCCACGTTCCTTAATTCGGATACCACCTGTGGTTAATTTTTCATATTGTAATTCTGCACATTCACTAACAAGCGCCTGAGTTTCTAAGAATGGTCGCTCAAAATCGAATACATCATCGACTTCGATAGCCTGTCTGTATTCCTTATTTTTAGAAAGAATTTCTTCTTTTGCAGTTTCAAAGTTAACAAGGAAATCAATTTTTCCTTCAACCAGATTCTTTCTGAAATTCATCGCAATATCACTATTCAGATTTTGTGTACCATTGATGGCATAAACGCATGGTTTTGCGTCTGGATCTTGGCACAATCTACCGTATTCATCATTGTTCATACATTTTAATGGTGCATATTCAACACTACGGTCTTCATCGTATAGAACTTTTTGTAAAGAATACAAAATTTGCAAACCTCCGTTGCGCACATCAATTACTATATAATCAGCGTTAAAATCTTCATATAACTGACGTATCCTAATTGCTTGTTTTGTTGTGTCGCCTATCTGGTTAGACTCAATATAAGGGAATTGTCTACGATATCCTTGTTCCATTTGCTTATCGCCATACGTCATTGTTTCTGGGATAGCACGAATACAAGAATAAACAGAATTGTCATTCTGAGAACCTGCTACGAATGCAATATCGCCTGCGATAACTCTTATTTCATTGTCACGTTTAGGGATTGCATAGCGGTTTTTCTTATTGATTTGAACATCCAAATTATTTCTTGGATAAAAGACTTGTTTCGAAATTTGCCGATTCATCAGCATAGAATATGTAAAATATGCAGAATCAGATTCCTTGATTCTAAGATTTAAGAACTCTACCTTCCAACTGGTAGGATCTTGTTTTTTCTTTTCTTTGATCAACTGTTGTTTTGTTTTAAATCCATGTTTTAAACAGATACTTTCGTCAAATGCTAAGAGTATACCTTTTCCGTGTTTCAGCATTAATTCATAATTCATATCTACAATTGTCCACATCCAATGTGTAGGATCTTGCCAAGATGAGCTAATATAGATATCAACAGGGTCTTCTTGCAAGATTTTCGCTAAAACTGGATTATCTTTATATTGTGGAAGTTGTATATAACCTGGCTGACGTACCATCTGAAATGGGGAAATGACATTATCTTCAATATTTTTCTTGATCTGTCTAAATTCTTCCCTAATAGCAACATTTGAACGAATACCACGGGCGTTATCATTTGCTGTAAACACTTTAATTGTAGATCCGTTATAAAATTTTACAACAACGTCTTGTCCATTAGTCTTAACATATTCAATTTCTGCTCTTAAAACAGCCGATTTTACCATTAATTCACCTTGAATTTTTTCGGTAATAATCAATTTACTCTGTCCACGAGTAGCAGAACCAATAACAACTTTTGATCCTGGATAAAGAATAGCTCTAGAACATGCATATAGGGCAATTAAGAATGATTTTGCATCATTACGTGCTGCAACAATACAAATTGAGTTAGAAACACCCATATAATATAGTGATAACTGTTGATATGGATATATTGGAATTTCTAAGTAATCTTGCACAAATCTGTGTAAATTTTTCCTAAAAAACGTACACCATGCTAGTGTATGCATAACATTTGTTGGATTACTTAAATAATGCGTAGATGGGAATTTTTTATACAATTCCTTTTGATATTCATCGGCAGGAAACTGTTCAATCATTTTACTAAGACGTCTGGCAGCAGTCTTTTTACTTACTTGTTTATTCATCGTCTAAATCCTCATCATCAGGAATAAAATATTCCTTATCTCTATCAGAAGATCCATATTGTAAATTTCTTAATGGACGTAACATAAATCTGTCCACATAGTCTGCCAAGTCATCATAGTCTTCATATAATGGTTTATCTTTGTAAAATTCTTCGGGCGTATATTTTGATATAGTAGCCAATGTTACTCCAAGAGTGGTGTTCTGACTTTCATCTTTTTCTTCGACTGTTTTTAGACCTGCATCGTTGAATGTTTTAGAATACTGACTGCTAAGGTCGATATATTTCTTTGAATCACCTGCTTGTAAAGCACGTATTTGCAACATATATAAATTACATAATGATTTTACGAAGATTTCTTGGTTTTGGTCAATGTTTGGATTATTGTCTTTTAGCATATTATAATGTTCATCCAGATTCTTATAATCCGCCTGTGTAAATCCAGCTCCCCATCTCTTAGTAGCTGAACCAGAAATAGATATGTTATCATCATTTACAGCTTGTTCTGCACTCATAACATGATCATATCCATCTTCATAAAATTTCGTCTTCATTCCATCAAGATATGTATTACCAACCTTTGTTGTCTGATGAAGATTACGCTTTGAAAGATATTGTGAAAATGTAATTGGTTGATTTTCAACCTTTGCATTTTTGTATGCGTCAACATGAAACACTACATCAAATTGCTGACACACATGCTTAATTGCGTGGACTTCATTTCCATTGTAGTAATTAATCAACTTCTGTAGATATAAGTCCATACAATCATTACAGATATTGATATACCCATCATTACTCTGGTATAAAGGAGAAGGAGATTTAGCGAAATGGCTTCTCTGATTATCCCAACTCTTACCACAGCATGTGCATTTATATTTTTTATCTACCCTAGTAGATCGCCTTGGCATCTCAAATTGCACGTCTCTATTGATGTACATTGGGGCTTTTACCAATTCTTCTGGCGTTAATTCTCTTGCCATAAGTCCCTCCTTTCCTTATATAATAGAAGAGCAGTAGATGATATCATTCACCTACTGCATATAATTCAGAATATTAAAATCTCCAAAGATCCTTTAATGGATATTCGAAAGGCAACATAGTTGGCAAAACTTCAAAATGTTTATCTTCCATAATTTTAGCAACGATATCTAAATCAGATACATCTTCTTTGTTGATCGAAATATCGTCTTCGTCTTCATATCCAAAAAGCCAGATATCAGAATCAGAGTAGAAGTTCAACACAAAATCTACAATATCCTGAGTAACCTCTTCTTGATATAAATAAATAGAAGTCCCCTGCAAAGAATCATTATATTTGTCATATAAGAAAACTCTCAGACTTCCATCATCAAACATTTCAAGACAATATGTGGCATCGTCTTTTTCCATATTAATCTTATGTGGAGCATAGTCAAGTTCTGACATTGCAATGGACAACATATAACGAATTGTCTCAGCGTTTGCAATGATATCTACACAATTATCTCCATCGACCAACTGATCGTTAACTGTAAATAAAAGCTCAATTTGGTCTTCGAAATCTGTAATATTCAGATCCTCATATTTGTTATATTTATCTTTATAAGAAATAACAATCACTCCAATCTTATTTGTTTACCGCATCTTTTAATGAAGCAGAAATTTTGAATTTTGGAGCTTTCTTAGTAGGAACATTGATTGTTTCACCTGTTCTTGGATTTCTTGCAACATGAGCTGGTTTATCTTCAACAGTAAATGTTCCAAGCCCCATTAAGCGAACACCTTCTCCAGACACAATGGCATCAACGATACATTCAACAACTCTATCTAATTCTTCTTTTGCCTCGATCTGAGTTACTTTGCGTCCTTCTGTTGCTGTTTTCTTTGTTGCAATACTTTTAATTAAATCTTTTGATGTTGTCATAGTTTAATTCTCCTTTTTATAATTAATGTTTTGTTTTTGACTATTTTCTACGATTTCTCTAAAGAGAGTAGCCGTAAATTGTTGATAATTAAAATGTTAATTCGTTTAACATTTTTGTTCTTTCTGCCAACATGCCATCTCTGCTCATATAAGACATAAGCGGAGTACAAGTTGGATATTTAATATCAAATACAGTTATCAAAAATTCTAACCGTTGTCTTAATGGCATATCTGTTCCTAAATACAAAATATCTTGTTCTTGTAAAAATTCCAGACGCTCATTATAATCTTTTTCCAAACTATCTCTAGTTAATTCATTTGTTTGGATCATAAGATAATTCCTAATATCCTGTGCTTTTGCACCAGTTGCAATAACATTTAGGAAATTTGCTTCTCTAGCAAAATCATATTTATCACCATAACGACCGCATTTCCTAAAAATATTTTGAGATAATGCTTCACATAGTGGTTTATAATTTGATCGTTCAGAAATACGTATTTCCCACCATTCTTTATTATTTGCAACAATATCTCTCATCAACATGAAATAACGACGAACAATTTCACCTGTTTCTGTACGCTCTACCATAGCAAGAGATTCTGCCATGTATATCGTCAATATATACTCCGTTGTATAAAAATACCCATTATTTACGGCTTTCCGTTTTTGACAAGCCGTAACAAAGTCAGTATTTTCTTGAAATTTATATGTATTGATACGACGTTTTATCCATTTAGAATAATTTGCTTTAACTTCTAGTTGTTCGTGTAATGTTCGTGCGTCAACACAGAATCCTTTAACTTCCATATTTTCAATTAAAACTGGAAGTTTCTTTTGGTATTTCATTACCAATTTAATTTCGTCATCAGTACAACCTAAGCGTTGCAGTTCTTTCTTAGTAAAATATTTTGCCAAGAATTCCTCCTTACAATAGAAGAAGTAGGAAAACAGCCTACTTGATAACGACAAATCAAAGTACAATTGAAAGCCGTATATTTATAGAAGTGGAGCAGAAGAAGTAGCATCCTCTGCTCATAATAGGCAGTCTGTCCGACCTGTTTTGAGAGATTGATCCTAAAAAATGACTGCCGAATTGCTAATTTAACTGTATCTTGAATGATGCTGTATGTCCTTCACGTTCTGTAAACTCAAATAACTTGCAAGCACTCTTTGACCCTTTAAAAATACTGTCTGCATAAGGATCACTACCTACAAAGCTTGGACACACTAAAATTTCTTTATCGCATGTAATACCTTCACTTAGAGATTTTTCAAGCATTCCGTGGTAATGACCAACCAATAAGAAATCAATATCTTCATTATAGATAGACTCCATATTTTGAATGGCGCTATCAATTCCTCTTAAAGTATGTCCATGCATTGCAACCATATTAAAGCAAGCGACAGGAATGTGAATACAATCAGATTCCAGATCAAGATGTACTTCAACACGATTATTGTTTGCCAAACATTCATTGATATAATTTCCAATAATATATTCAAAGTCTTCCGCACATAATTCAGAAGCTCTTGTTCCTATAGGTCGTGTTTGGCTATGGTTGCTTCGACCTACGCAATAATATTCAATTTCAACATATTTGGATAATTCATTTAAGAAATGTGAAATGATTTTTGAGATATCAACAACTGCCTTAACAACGGCAGAGTCGTTGAGCTTAACGTCAGTAAGACGTAAGATACCTTGAATATCATCACCTAATGTGACGACTTTGAGTTTAGAAATGCCAAGTCTATGTATCAGCACAATGGTCTTAGATAATAATTTTTGAAATCTTTCAATGCAAATTTCTGGAGAGTATTCGTTGTTAACACTATTAAATACTGCATTATAATGAATATCTGCAATAGAAAGCACATATCCTTTAGATTTATCTTCAACTCTCAGAGGTTTGAAGTCTGGGTTTGGTAGCATCTGAATTGCTTCAGCCACATATTCATTGAACAGCTCAAAACGACTTTCTTGGCGAGAAATACGATTTCTTTCTAAATTAACTGTCTGTAATTTCTGTCGTTCCTTACGAATTTTTTCATATAATAACTGATCTTCAGATTTTTCATCGTTACCAGATTTTTGCTTGCTGCGAAAATAAGCATCTCTGAATCTACCACCAAATGGAGTAGAAGAGGACTTGCGAATTGTATCGCTTGCACATTGTACATGATATTTTTCTTTAATTTCCTGCCAGTCGATATCAACTACACCGTCAAGTTTTGAATCAATATCTGCACAGACAGCCTCATATGTTTCTGGAGTTAATCCGATTTTTGCTAATTCTTGTTCAAAATTAATACTGATAAATCTTCACTCCAATCTATTCTTCATCAGAAGGTACGTTTAATTCCAGATCTTCATCCGTCTTTTCTTTCATCTGAAATTCACCATATTTTCCATCAAAGTCTTTTAATAAATCTTTGAAAGATACATTTCCTTCTTCTGTTTCAATAACTCCTTTTTCGATGTCTACATAACCTGCCGCCTTAACTGTGACAGTAGTAGATTTTTTATAAGATAAAGCTTTAGCCATATTTATCCTCCTTTAAACTAATGTGAATTTTTTTAATTATTTGTGAAATACCTCTACACACTTGATTAAAAATGTAGTATAGTGTAAATAGAGGGAGTTTAAGCATTTTTATGAATAAAAAATTAAATGATTTCGTCTACAATTCCAAGGCGAAGCATTTCATCTGCATCAAGCCATAATTCCTGACGATATACTTTTTCGTACATTTCTTCATCAATATTAGAATGTGAAAGTACATACTGTTTAATTTTCTCTTCGTATTTCTGTGAAAAATTAAATAAATCTCTTACAGCATGAGCTGTTCCGCTAACAGATTCTGATCCACTATGAAGTAAACCTACGCTAAATGGATGACATACGGTTTTTACATTTGGATTATTATGTCCTGCCATAGCAATATGTAGCCCCATACTGGCTGCCATACTCATAATGTGAATCGTAAGTGGAGTTTTAATCTTTTCAATAACATCAACAAGATTAAATCCTCTATATACATCGCTACCAGGTGAATCAAGAATAATTGTAATAGGTTCTCCAGAGCCATCATTATCCATCTCAATAAGTGGCAAAACAGCGCTTTCAAGGATAGTATCGCAAATGGCTTCATTCACAATAATTTTGCGCTGCTGTAAATTTACATAATACTGATAATCTACTACATCTGGCAGTCCACCGCCAAATTGTTTTAGTAAATCTTTAATTGGAAGTTCGAATTCTATATTCAACAGTCCTTTCTATAATGAAATTTTCAAACTTGAATTTGCAACAATAACTCGTGTACTTTTGCATTTCTTTTCAAGTTCAGAAGTTAATTTCTCTTTTAATGTTAACTTTGCTTTTTCTGATCCATGATGTAATACAATTCGATTTGTGTTAATAGAAGAGTAATAATCAAGAAGTTGACAGAATGGAGCATGTCCACTAAGAGATTTAAGTGAGAAACTTGCACATCTACAAGTATATTGTTTATTATCTATAGAGATCGATTTAACATTTTTGTCTTTAAGTAATGCAGCTAAACTTCCTGGCGTACTGAATCCTACAAATAGAACAGTGGCGTTAGAATTTGGAACTGCCTTTTTCAAATGGTGTCTAATTCTACCATTATTACACATCCCAGATGTAGACAATATTACACATGGCTCATTACTGTGTACCAATGCTTTACTAGATTCTGCGTCACGCACAAATACTAAGTTATCCCAATTTAATACCTCATCAAACAATTCTAATTCATCGCCAGATAAGATTTTACGATATTCATT